ATAATAAGAAACTTAAAAATTTTGTAATGAAGATACTTAAAAATTTTCAACCTTATCAACTTAATGGATTGCTATGTGAGTATGTTCCCATTGCAATATTTCAAGGAAGGTCCGAAGCTGGTCCCAGAGCACTTGGAAATAGATCAATCATTTTCAATGCTTCTATGGTTAGTGGTCGGAGATATATTAATAAAATAAAGAAGAGAGAATTTTGGAGACCTTTTGCTGGAACAATCATGTTCGAACACGTTCATGATTGGTTTGATATAAAGAGACTGGAAGAAAGTCCTTTCATGAGTTACGCAGTACAAGTGAAAGAAGACAAGGCACCTTTCATTCCAGCAATTCTACATAAAGATAATACTTGTAGAATTCAAACTTTAAAGAGGGAACAAAATCCAAACTTTTATAAAATCATCGAAGAGTTTTATGAGGGTGGAAAAAATCCACCTATCATTGGTAATACATCATTCAATCTTGCTGGAAAACCATTAGTTGAAACTTTCGAAGATGCTATTGAAACTTTAGAAAATTCAGACCTGGAGTTTTTATATTTACCAGAAACCTTAGAACTAATCTATATTGAGAACAAATAACAATGAAAATTTTAGGAATCAATATTTCGCATAACCAATCATCGTGTCTTTTGGAAGACGGGAAAGTAATTTATTTTCTTGAAGATGAAAGAGCATCTGGTGTTAAAAACATGATGTATCAAGATGATGATTTTGTTGATGATTTTGTTGCTGGTACTATAAAGTTATATTTTATAGATAAGTTGAAATCTTATACCAGTCACGTTGATTATATAGTTTTCACATCTTTTGATAGAGAAAAAACAAATGATACATATGATGATGACGAATACTATGTAAATCTCTATCTTAAAATTCTCAAAGAGAATGGAATTACTTACGATAAGTATGTTTTTGAGAGAGATAATCATCATATTTACCACGCTGCAAATGGTTTTTATGCTTCTGGGTTTGATGATGCTGTTTGTTTAATACTTGATGGTGGTGGTTCTCTTCTCAAAGATGAAAAAATAATCACTAAAGTTTTTGGTAATAACGATCGACAATTTTTCAGAGAGACTGAATCGTTTTTTGAATTTAAATATGGAGAGTCTCCCAAAAAACTAAAACAAATTTGGGGATATGCATCATCTTCTCCAGAAAGATTTGATAGACTTGCTTTTACTGATGATGATGAAGTGGTCTTACATTTTGATGACGATGTAATTACATCTACATGGAGTAACGGGCAACTATTTAATATTCTTGCTGATATTCTTGGTTTTGAAGATCAAGGAGCCTCCGCTGGAAAAGTTATGGGTCTTGCTTCATATGCAAAAGATGTTGAAGAATTGGAGAAAAGAGACTTCGAATTGATGGATTGGTTTGTTGAAATTGATGGTGTAGAAATTACAACATCTCAAATTAAAAAATTCATATTCAATCCTGATTTTATCTACTCATTTGATGGTCCTAATTTCCAGGAAGATCTTTATATCAAAGCTAGAATCGCTAAGAAACTTCAGGACGAAACTCTTAACCACACTAAAAAATTAATACAAAAAGCATTAGAACTATCTTCATCACGAAACGTAATTTTAAGTGGTGGGTATGCTTTAAATTGTTTGAATAACTATCAATACTTTGATGATTTACCAGAAGATGTTAAACTATACATAGATCCTCTAGCTAATGACGCAGGAACTGCTTTAGGTGCAGCAAAGTATCTTTGGTATAAACTAACTAATTCTACAGAGAAATATCCACTAACATCACTTTATCTTGGTTAAATATGAAAATTATTGAGAATGTATCTTATGATTTTGTAATTGAAAAATTGCTAAATCAAAAAATCGTAGCTTTATTTCAAGGAAGATCTGAAGCTGGTGCTCGTTCTTTAGGCAATCGTTCTCTTCTATTTGATCCTAGAGTTCCTGATGGAAAGGATATTGTAAATATTGTAAAGAAGAGAGAAATGTTTCGTCCATTTGCGGGAACAGTTCTACTTGAACACGCGAATGAATGGTTTGATATGATGGGTTTGGATGAATCTCCATTCATGAGTTTTTCTTTGCAATGTAGGGAAGATAAGAAAGAAAAAATTCCAGCAATTATTCACGTAGATGGAAGTTGTCGAATACAAACACTAACTAAGGAACAAAACTTTCACTATTACAATCTAATTGAAAATTTTTATTCAAAGACTGGTGTTCCTATTCTATTAAATACCTCTTTCAATCTTGCTGGAGATCCTCTAGTTGAAACTCCTGAAGATGCTATACATACATTAAAGAATTCAAAAATAAATTATCTGTATCTTCCAGAGATTGAACTCATTGTAGAAAATGAATATGAATAATAAAGAATGGACACTAGGAATAACAATTGCTCAACATGATGCTTCAATATGTTTGATGCATGGTGATGAAATAATCCTTTATGTTGCTGAAGAAAGAATTTCCAAAATAAAACATGATGGAAATACTCCTTTAGTATCTTTAGAATTACTACCAGAGTATACTGATCGTATTGATGAGATGGTTTTATGTAATGTTAGTTCTGATCAGAGAGAGATAATTTCTAATCATCTTAGAAAAATTGGAATAAATGTTTTGAGAATTGATAATTCTAATTTTCATCATTTATATCATGCCGCATCTGCATTTTATCTTTCTGGATTTGAAGAAGCGTTTTGCCTTGTTATTGACGGATGGGGTTCTTCCTCTAACTTCTTCTATACTACAAATGATTGGCCAGAGGGTCCGTCTGGGGAGGGTGGAATCTCATGTGACGAAACCACTAGTATCTTTAAGACAAATTATCCAAACAATTTCTCCGTAAATTATAAGCATGTGGTGTATGACCCATATCGAACAGATGGTCTTCATGATATTGATTTAAGGAATCGACAAGATAAAAATTTTATCTCTGTGAAAGAATTGTTTGAGTCTAAGGGAAAGGATGTTGAAGTATCGAATCATTTAGATATTGGAGTTATGTATGGACTCATAAGTTCTTTCTTGGGATTCTGCGAATTGGAATGTGGAAAAACAATGGGTCTATCTTCATATGGAAAAGAAGATGAAAGTATTCCTCCAATATTTTTTGATAGTCAGTTAAAAGCAAATATGAATCTGTTTACTCAAAGTAGGACAATTAATACTTTGAATTATCCAAATCTAGATAATTTGGATACATTTGAAAAGAAATCAAATCTAGCTTTCGCTATACAAAAAGCATTAGAACAAAAATTTGAACAGAGATTGAGGTTTATAGATCAAAATGAATCGTGTAAAAATGTTGTTATTTCTGGTGGATGTGCGTTTAATGTAGTTGCAAATTCTCACTTAGTTAGAAAATTTCCAAATATAAACTTTTTTATTGACCCAGTTCCTCATGACGCTGGGCAATCTATTGGAAGATCTCTTTTACACTATTACTCTACAAATCCATCTGCAAAACCAAGAAAGAGAATTCCAAATCTTTACTTAGGTCCTAGTTATTCAAAAGAAGAACTTAGAAACAGAATTTTTAAAGCAGTTAATTGATATGAAGTGGACTCTAGGAATAAACATTGCTGGACATGGAGCTAGTATTTGTTTACTTTGTGATGATAAAATAACTTTCTTTCTCAAAGAAGAGAGAGTAACAAGACGGAAGAGAGATCATTTTATACCGTTACTATCTTTGAATTATATTAAAAATTATACTAGTTCCTTGGATGAGATTTACTTTGCAAATTGTAACGAAAAAACTAAGTCTAGAATATTGCTTCATTTAGAAAAACTTGGAATAAAAGACAATTATCAAGAAGATAAAGATGCATCATTCCACCATTTAAATCACGCTTCTTGTGGATATTATGGATCTGGATTTGAAGAGGCTATATGTTTAGTAATTGATGGATGGGGAAGATTTCAATCTATTTCTGATATAATCGAGAAAGATATAGAACCATTCGAATTGTATGAAACTTGTTCTATTTTTCATATAAAAAAGGGAACATTTAATCTTCAAAAAAAATATGTAAATTTTGATCCTCATAGGTATGATACTCTTGAAAATGAGTATATTAGTATGAATCAGTTATTGTGTGATTTACCTATGGACAATGTTGTAATTAATAATACATTAGATATTGGTATAGTATACGAAATAATCACCAAGTTTATTGGATTCAATCAAGATGATTGCGGTAAAACAATGGGATTGTCTGCTTATGGAGAATATGATAGTGAAGTTCCTCCTTTCTTTGCCGACGATGATTTGAATGTAAACATGAATCTTTTTACTCCAAGTTCGATAGTTAATGATATAAACTATCCAAAACTGCAAAGATTCTTTACTTTTAAAAAGAAGTGTAATTTGGCATTTGCTGTTCAGAGAGCACTTGAAAAGAAAGTTATTCAAATTATGGATAGTATAATTGAAAATTATGAATGTAAAAATATTGTTCTTTCCGGTGGAGTGTTCTATAATGTACTTGTTAACTCCATTCTAGCTAAGAGATACCCAGATCATAAGTTTTATGTTGACCCACTATGTGATGACTCTGGACATTCTTATGGTATTGTAATGAATAACAGTAAACCAGTATCCTATAAGTTAGATAATCTTTATCTTGGACCAAAGTACGATCTGGTTGATCTCAAAGAAAGAATCTATAAATCAGTATCAAAATTTCAAAATAAATAAATTCGACCCTTATTATAAAATATGCCTACTTATCCTGTAATTAATCGAGAAACGGGTGAACAGAAAGAAGTTAAGGTTAGTATCCATGAATGGGATCAGTGGAAACTAGACAACCCCGAATGGGATAGAGATTGGTCTGATCCATCAACGTGTCCATCCTCTGGAGAACTTGGTGAGTGGAAAGATCGACTCATCAAGACGCATCCTGGATGGAATGACGTTCTTCATAAAGCATCACAAGCACCTGGTTCTCACGTAAAGAAAATCTAATGGCTAGAAAAAGAAAAACAAATGACCAACCAATCGGAGTTGGATTGACTGCAAAGCAGATGAAGAGAAAGAAGCCCATTAACATGGAATTCTTAATCGACATTGAACCTTTGACTGATAATCAAAGACGTTTGTTTGATGCATATGCAGATAATAAACATCTAGTTGCGTATGGAGCATCTGGTACTGGAAAAACTTTTATCACACTATACAATGCTCTTCAAGATGTTTTAGATGAAAATTCACCATACGAAAAGATTTACATTGTTCGCTCTCTTGTAGCTACCCGAGAGATTGGTTTTCTTCCTGGTGATCATGAAGATAAATCATCTCTTTATCAAATTCCATATAAGAACATGGTCAAATACATGTTCCAAATGCCTACGGATGCTGACTTTGAGATGCTATATGGTAACCTGAAAACACAGGGAACAATTAGTTTCTGGTCTACTTCTTTTATTCGTGGAACTACATTAGATAATTGTATTATCATCGTTGATGAATTCCAAAACTTGAATTTTCACGAACTTGATAGTATAATTACACGAGTAGGGGAAAATAGCAAAATCTTTTTCTGTGGAGATGCTACACAGTCAGATTTGGTAAAAACAAATGAACGAAATGGTATTGTTGATTTTATGAGAATCTTAAACGCTATGCCTTCATTTGATGTTATTGAATTTGGTGTTGAAGATATTGTTAGATCTGGACTCTGCAAAGAATACTTGATAGCAAAACACGAACTTAATCTATGACTCTTCACAACATATATTATGTAAAAAAGGATAATGGTAGAGATATCATTAGATCTGGTGAATTATTTCCTAGTGAAGAGAATGACTCAGATTATACTTACTCTGTGTGTCCTGTTTGGTCTCATAAGTCAAACAGGACTTTTGTGTGCGAATTTCCAATAAATTGTTCTTTTTTTGTAGATGTTGATTCTGGTGATATTGATTTAGATTATGATTACCCTGGAGAAATTGATGACTTTCTCTATGTTGAAGAAGATGGGGACATTTATGATAGAGATCATCCAGTTCTTCAAATACAAATACCAAAATATTTTTTCTGGACTGATAGTTCTGATATTTGGGTTGAATATCTTGACCATCCACTAACCGCATACAAAAATAATTTTGTTACCCTTGGTGGTTGGTGGAATCTATCAAATTATCCAAGAGGAAATAGTGTTGCTATTCAAATTGTCGATCAAAATCGACCTGTGGTTATTGATAAAGGTGATCCTATTTTTAGGATAAGATTTTTTTCTAAAAATTTTGATGATGGGTTTAATTTAATTCGGTTAAGTGATGAAAATTTGGAATATCAAAAAGCAGCTGCTGAGTTGAGTCAAGATATTAGAGATGATAAAAATCTTTTAAAAAATCTTTTATTTAAAAAATCCTGTCCATTTAGTTTTCTTCATAAAAAATAATATGTTTAATCATGTAAATATCGATCTTCCAAAACTTGATAGAGAGACTATAGATGGCGTCCGTTATTATAAAGTTCCTAATGAAGAAGAGTTACTCAAACTAGTATCTATTACTTCAGTAACAAGTCATAAAAATCGTCAGTTCTTTGCTAACTGGCGTAAGAAAGTAGGTGAAGAAGAAGCAGATAAGATTACTCGACAGGCAACCAGTCGGGGAACTGATATGCATACTCTTACTGAACATCATCTTAAAAATGAAGATCTTCCACAAGTTCAACCTTTATCTCAGTTTCTTTTTAAAATAGCACTACCAGAAATAAATAAGATAAATAATATTTACGCTCTAGAAAATTCTCTTTATAGTAAAGTTCTAGGTGTAGCGGGTACAGTAGATTGTATAGCAGAATATAATGGCGAACTGGCCATTATAGATTTTAAGACTTCGAAGAAGCCAAAACCAAAAGAGTGGATTGAACACTATTTTGTTCAGTGTGCTGCATATGCATGTATGCTTTATGAGCTTACTGGTATAGTCGTGAAAAAATTTGTAATTTTAATGTCTTGTGAAAATGGAGAATGTGTTGTTTATGAAGAATATGATAAAGCAAAGTACATCAAACTTCTCACCGAGTATATTAGAGAGTTTGTTAACTACCAACTTGGAAAATATGGAGAATAGCATCAACGACGAATTAGAAAAAGTATTTGAAAGCAAGTTTTTTTGTCCTTCTAAATTTGCACAAGAAATAGAAAAACTAGTACAAACAAATGGCGATATGAATTATATCGATGCAGTTATTCATTTTTGTGAAATGAATAATATTGATTTGGATTCAGTTTCTAAACTTATATCTAAACCGTTAAAGGAAAAGATTAAGTATGAAGCAATGGAATTAAACTTTTTGAAAAGGACTTCCCGTGCAAAATTAGTTTTTTAATCCATTTTTGGTCGAAAAAATTTCCGGCAAATTTTTACCTATATTACTTTTTTATGACCCCTTTTGATTGTTATAAAATGTATGTTTCTCTAAAAAATCACTTTACTAGAGAAACATATGATTATCACAAATACTGTGGTAAAAGTAGAGCCTCATTGCAATCTTTTTACAAAAGAAAGGATAGATTTTGGTTTGAAAAGATAAGTAGGCAGAAATCAGAAAAAGAAATACTAAATTTTTTTGTATCTAACTTTGTATCCTCAGACAACCCACAAAATTTATGGATTGGAGAAATTATCAAATCTGGAGAAAAAACATACGCAGATTGGATGCGGAGACAACAGAGTTTGACCTACTTATTCAAAGAGCAAAGCAACGAATTGTTCTTGGAGATAAAATTGGAAGATGCTTTGAATTGTTCCAAAGGTCACCCACCAGTCCTCAAAAAATTTCTAAGCGGGAAGTTATCTTTAGAAACATTTGTAATTTACGACAAAATCTTTTCTTTTTCAAAAGATTTTGATAAAAAACTTTTAGATCCAGTGTGGGAAACTGTAAGTTTGAAAATTAAAAAATACAAACCTTTCCTAAATATCGATATATTTCAATATAAACAAATTCTTAGGGATATAATCAATGTCTAATTTTTTTGATTCTGAGATTGTTAGATCTGAAATGGTAGAAATATCCCAACTTCAAGAAGAAATTTATGGTAGTGTATTTAAATTTCCTTATATGGATAAGGAATCTAAAATACACCATGTTAATCTTTTAGAAAAACTTTTAGAAAAGCAAAAAGTTTTATATACTAGATTAAGTTTATCTGATGATCCTCAAGCTAAAGAAATGAAAGATAATATTTTAAAATCGGCATCTTTAATGGGGTTAAATCCAAATATAGATATGAATGTTCTTTTTGGAAATATGTTAGAATTAATTAAATCAATGAAAATTAAAATATTAGAGGATTGATTATGTTTAAAGAATTTTACTTCAATCATCAAACAAGTACTACAGGACTTCCATTTTTTATTAATAAATTAAATCGTGATGATTTAGTTGGATTGGAATTGGGTGTTTTATTGGGTATTTGTGCCTGTACTCTCTTACAGGGGTGCCCAACTATAAAACGTCTAGATCTGGTTGATGCGTATTCTCCGTATTATGACTATATTGAAGAGGAACATGAAAAGTATGAGCGGAGGAAATATAGGAAATATGGATCGGCATATGTTTACGAAGAAGATATAAAGCATTTGTTTCATGATCTCACTCCAGAAGAAGTTCATGATCTTTTTATGGAGAATGTTAATATAGAAAATAATGAGTTTTTTTGTGATGAAGATCAATGTAAAGATAATTTAAAAGATACAAAATCTAATTTGTTTATCTCTGGATTTGCTGAAAAAGCTAAACTTCATGTTATGAGTAGCGATGAATTTTTAAAACAAGTTCCGGATGATTATTATGATTTTATATTTCTTGATGCTCACTGTACATATAAGCAACTTTACGAAGATTTAGAAAAATGGGTTCCAAAAGTTAAAAATGGCGGAATTGTAGCAGGGCATGATTATTCAATGCCTTCGTCTTGGTGGGCGGTTCATAATTATAGAAAATTTAATAATATTGAAGATAAATTATACAAATGTCACAATGATGCCTTTGTTTGGTATAAGGGTATTAAAAATGGAATAATGGGGTTATGAAATGATTTGTCGAGTTTTTGATGGTGTTTTTGATTCATTGTATCTTTATGAATTTTTTTATTCAACGATACAAGTAATGCCAGTTAATATTACAAATATAGCCAATCGAAAAACTATGCCTTATGGGCATAAGGGAACTCATACTTTATTAGGACATACTGTTTTTAAAAGATCTAGTATTAATAAAATTGATGATATTGATGTAAATTATTATCCACAATTATATTCAATGTATGAACTTATTGAAGATTTTTTGGGGGTAAATTTTTATCTCAGTGCTATAACTACAAATATTCAACCAACTGGTTGTGATGGTACAACACATTCTGATGCTGGACCTGGAGAAGATGATGAATATACTATTTTGGTTATGACTAATCCAGAATGGAAAAAAGAATGGGGTGGACAGTTTCAATTAATAGATCCCGAAACTGCTAATGGAAACGGTGATGTTGTAATTGAGGAACATGATTATGTTCCTGGTAGAATTATTCTTCTGCCGTCACCACACCCACATAGAGGTTTAGGTCCAAAGGAGAAATATGTGTACCGCAGTAGCATTGTTTTCCGAGTCACTCCAAATTTTGAAAAACATTTGTCCTTAGGGGCTTGACTCTAAATACTATGTGCC